TTGGTGCCCGGCAGCGAGGCTGACAAGATCGCCTACGACGAAGCGCTGACCATGATCCAGTCGCTGCGCAATGGGCTGGTCGAGGGCTTTGATCTGGCCAGCACTGCGTTCAAGAAGAACCAGCCCAATGACCTGATGAGCAAGATCGAGGCGCAGCGTGGCACCACCCTGCCATCGATCAGCTCTGCTGCCTTTGGCATTGAGCAAGACAAGTGGCTGGGCAAGGCCATCGACTACTACGGCACAGCGGTCACCCTGCCCGGCAGAATGTTGATGTCCGAGGATGAGTTCTTCAAGGGCGTGCTGTACCGCATGGAGCTCAACACTCAGATCACTCGACGCAGCAAGTCGGTCTACCGCGAGGCGCTCAACTCTGGCATGCCGGAAGCTGATGCGCTGGCCAAGGCCGAGGCCGAGGCGGTCAGCCTGTTCCAGAACCCGCCCCGCGATCTGGATGAGGCGGCTGTGCTGTTTGCCCAGAAGGGAACCTTCACTGCCGATCTGCCGCCAGCCCTCAAAAACCTGCAGCAGACCTTCAACCACCCGGCTCTCAAGGTGGTGGTGCCGTTCTTCAAGACCCCGTCCAATATTGGCTTGCAGGTCATTGAGCGCACCCCGTTTGCCCCGCTGTCATCACAGTGGCGCGAAGAGATCGCAAAGGGTGGCGTGTACCGCGACATGGCCTTGGCCAAGGTCACGCTGGGATCTGGCATCTTGGCCACCTTTGCAGCCCTGTCTGCCGAGGGCAGCATCACCGGGCGCGGCCCAGAGCGCAAGGCCGACCGCGAGGCGCTGATCCGCGATGGCTGGCAACCCTACTCCATCAAGGTGGGCGACAAGTACTACAGCTACAGCGGCATGGAGCCGGTCTCTGCGCTGATGGCCATTGCTGCCGACTACGCTGAGTATGCCCAGCATGAGACCGATGCCAGCAAAATCGAAGAGGTTTTCCTTGGCGCGACCTACGGCCTGTACGAATACCTCAAAGAGCAGCCCTACCTGCAAGGCGTGGCCGATGTGGCCAAGCTGATTGGCACCAACCAGCAGGGTGCTGTGGACGGCAAGAAGATCGTCGATGGCTTGGTCAAGCAGTTTGGTGGCTTTGTGATTGGCGGCTCGCCTGCTGGCGTTTACAGCTCGCTACTGGCTGGCATTGAGCGCCTGTCCGACCCGACCAACCGCGACACCCGCGCCAGCCCCGACCTACCCATGGGCGTGCGCGGTTTTATGGAGGCGTTCAATAAGTACAAGTCACGCTTGCCCTACTTCAGCGCCGACCTGCCTGAGTCACTGAACCTGTGGGGCGACGAGACCAAGTCCGGCACAGGCGCAGCCTACGAGCTGGTGCTGCCGACCCGCGTGACACCCCAGCAATTCTCTGAAGTGGACGATGCGCTGGTGCGGCTTGGCTCACCCATTGGTATGCCAGATCGCAAGATCGATGGGGTCGAGGTGGACGCATTCCAATACAACCGGCTGCTGACCATCTACGGCAAAGAGCTGCCATCCAAGCAAGAAATCTTGAACATCATGCAGACACCGGGCTTTGACCTGCTGTCACTGGATGACCAGCAAAAGACCGTGCAGCGCGTGCATTCCAAGTTCATGGACGCTGCCAAGAACCAGCTTAAGGCTGAAGACCCAAAACTGCAGGCCAAGATCGATGAGCTGCAAGAGCTCAGAAAAGCTAATGGCCTCTATTACAAACCTGACTAACACCGTACAATTCTCAATCGGAAGGATGGACTCATGGCAATACCAATCAGCAACGTAACCCGCAGGCAGGTATACGCACCAAGTGGATCTGGTGGTGCTGGCCCATATGCCTTCACCTTTGAGATCTTGGCCAACACCGACATTGCCGTCTACAAGGACGACACGCTGCTGACGTTGACCACCCACTACACGGTGACCATCAACGCCAATGGCACAGGCTCGGTGACCATCACGGCTGCAGGCTTGGCGCTATCGCCTACCTCGCCCACTCAGTATGCAATCGTCGGCAACCGCACTATTGCCCGGTCAACTGACTTCACCACCGGCGGTGACTTCTTTGCCAACACCATCAACGATGAGTTGGATCAACAGACTATCTTTGCCCAGCAAAACGCTGAGGGCCTGCAGCGTGCGCTGACCGCACCGCAGACAGATCCAACCACCATTGATATGACCCTGCCAAGGGCCGCAGATCGTGCCAACAAGACGCTGGCATTCGATGCCAATGGCGACCCTACACTGGGCATCAGTGCGGCTGATGTAGCCAACGCTGTGACCTATGCCACCAACGCTGCCAACAGCGCCACCGCTGCGGCATCGAGCGCCAGCTCGGCATCGAGCTCGGCATCGAGCGCCAGCAGCTCTGCCAGTACAGCAAGCACTCAGGCCAGCAACGCATCAACCTCTGCGACAAGCGCATCAAACAGCGCCAGCAGTGCATCGACATCCGCGACCAATGCCGCGAGCTCGGCAAGCACTGCCACAACGCAAGCCAGCAATGCCAGCACATCAGCTACCAACGCTGCGAGCTCTGCGTCTGCTGCGAGTACGTCGGCAAGCAACGCTGCATCGTCTGCCTCGGCTGCTAGTACATCAGCATCCAATGCAGCATCGGCACAGACTGCGGCTGAAGCTGCCCGTGACCAGACACTTGCTTCGTTTGACTCATTTGACGACCGCTACCTTGGCGCTAAGTCTTCAGCACCATCAGTAGACAACGACGGTAATGCACTGGTAGCTGGCGCTCTGTACTTTAACAGCACAACTGGTGTGATGAATGTGTACACCGGCAGCGTCTGGGTAGCGGCTTATGTATCTGGTACAGACTTCCTTGCAAAAGCGAACAACCTGTCTGATCTGAATAATACAGCCACAGCTCGTACCAACCTTGGCGGCACGACAGTCGGCATTGGTGTGTTTACTGCGGCGACAGTAGCAGCAGCACAGCAGGCAATGGATGTTGAGGTTGGCGTTGATGTTCAAGCCTATAGTGCTAACCTTCAAGGAGCTTCTCAAGGTGGCATTAACGGCTTCAAGAACCGCATCATCAATGGTGCAATGGTGATTGACCAAAGGAATGCGGGGGCGGCGGTGACTAATGTGGGTGGAACCCCCGGAGTTTATTCACTGGATCGCTTTAGAAATGGTTTTACAGCAACCACGGCTAGGTACAGTATTCAAAAAGTTGCTGATGCTCCAGAAGGGTTCTATAACAGTCTGAAGGTAACAATTACTACAGATGAAGCATCGCTTGCGGCAGGCAGTGCAAGTGCAATTGGTCAAATTATAGAGGGGTTTAATTGCTACGATATTAAAACAACTGGGGCGCAAAAGCCAACTGCGTTTTCGTTCTGGGTAAAGTCAAGCAAAACAGGGACATTTGTTGTTGAGTTTGCCGATCTTCCAAATTCGAGAGGGGTGTCTGCAACCTACACAATTAATTCTGCTAATACATGGGAATACAAAACAATTGCATTTCCGGCTGATACTGGAGCAACATGGACGGCATCAAATGCTAGTGCGGGGATTTTGCAATTTATGTTGTTTGCTGGTTCAACTTTTACAAGCGGCACTTTGCAAACAACTTGGGCGTCTTATACAAACGCCAATCGCTTTGTCGGACAATCAAATCTTGCGGATACAAACGGAGCCACCTTCTACATCACCGGAGTCCAACTAGAAGTCGGCAGTACCGCAACAAGTTTTGATTACCGACCTTATGGTACTGAGTTGGCTTTGTGTCAGAGGTATTATGAGGAAACAAACAACAATCGTTCTGTTGAGTTTCAAATTCAAGCAATTACTAATGGTTTAACTACCACTAGATTCTTGGTAAGAAAACGAACTACTCCTACTGTAACTGTTTATTCATCCAATACTGGTGTTGCTGGAACAGTAAACAACGGCAATGGCAATGTCCAAACAAGTATTAGTGGAATTAGTCAATGGCCTGACTGTTTTGCTGTTCAAATGGCTGGAACAACATCACAAATTTACACCTATTTTTGGCAAGCAACTGCGGAGTTATAAATGTATAAATTGACACCAGTAAACACTTTAACAAATGCTATTAATTCAGTAATTCGTTTATCAGATATGGCTTGCATCCCATTCGCTCCCGCCAACACAGACTACCAAGCCTATTTAGCTTGGCTTGCAGAGGGCAACACACCAGAGCCAGCAGATGAGGTGACAGAATGACCCCGCTTGAAGCCCGACTAGACACGCACGAAGCTGTGTGTGAGCTGCGCTACGACAGCATCAACGCTCGCTTGAAGCGCATCGAGCAGATCCTGATTGGAAGCTGCGCCGCCATCATTGGCATGTTGATGACATTGGTGCTGAAGCTGTGATGTGGATCCAATCAGCATCTGCCTTCTTGCGGCTGGCCTTGTCAAGAACATCCAAGCTGGGTGTGATCTGTACAAGCAAGCTAAAGAGTCTTTTGTTGAGATCAAAGCCACTGCTGATGAAGTCATTGCAATTGGCAAAGAGGTTCATGGATTCTGGAATCAGCTTCTTGCGTTCTTTGGCAGCAAGCCTAAGCCTAAAGCTGCAAAGCCTGTTGCCAAGGCTAAGAAGTCAGGCTACGTTGCTGTTGACGAAACTCAAGTCAAAGTTGATATTGTCAAAAACCTCACCGAGTTCTTCAAGCTCCAAGAGCAACTAGCCGCACACATCAGGGAAGAGGAAGAGAAAAGCAAGACAGTCTATGACCCAGACCAGAACCACATGGAGGCGGCACTCAAACGAGTGATGGCCCAACAGGAGATGGCTGCACTTGAGGTGACGATCAGAGAAACGATGGTCTACCAGTCGCCGCCTGAGATGGGTGCACTTTTTAGTGAAGTGCACAAGATGCGTGAAGTAATTCAAGAGGAGCAAGAGCAGGCAAGGCTGAAGCAAGAGGCAAAGAAGAGGCAAGAGGTATGGCAACGACAGGAGGAAGAAAGAAACTTCCAAATAAAACTGGCGTGTCTGGTGGGGACTACTACATTCCTCCTTTACCTGTGGTTGTGGTTCCACCTCGTCAGTCGTTGGGGGAAGAGTTGATGGGATGGGTTGCTGCTTGCGTGCTGATTGTCTTCTTGTTGCCAATGGGAGCAATGCTTTACCTTGACATCTTGCAGGCCAAGAATGAGGTCAAGCAACAGGTGGAAAAAATTGAAAAGTTAAGACGGCAAGTTGAACAGGAGAAGCGTAAAAATGAAAATGGAAAAACATGATTGGGCTTTGATCGGCGTGATGCTGGTATCTGGATTGCTGTGTGTGTTGCTGGTTGGATGCGAAGACCGCTTCAGATACAAGTGTCAAGATCCTGCAAACTTTGAGCTGGCTGAATGCAAGCCACCAATCTGCACCGCAACGGCAACATGCCCTGACCAGTTAACCAAACCAGAGAAGGAGACCAAGTGATGGCGACTGTTGGATACAAACCAAACAACCGGCTGACCCCGGAAGAAATCGAGGCTCGCGTGTGGGCTTTTGTCATCGTGGTGATTGCATTGATCCTGATTGGCTCATGCTTCAGCTTCATCTACTCTGTGACGTTTGTCACCCAGCCCATGGTTGGCATGGCTCCAATCGACAAGGTCTATACCAAGATGCTGAATGACATCATGCTGCTTTGCACAGGCGTGCTTGGTGGTGTGGCTGGCCGCAAGGCTGTGTCTGCTATTGCTGTTGCTACAGCCAAGGCTGAAGCCATTGACAACGATGAACCACCAGCGCCATGAGTTTGCTTAACCCTTGGGTGATACTTGGCATCGTCTTTTCGGTGCTCTCTGCCTTTGGCGGTGGCTACTACAAGGGCAAGGATGCTGAGTATCAGCGCCAACAAATCGAGATTGCGGCGCTCAACGCCAAAGCAAGGGAAATTGAGCAGGCCATGTCAAAAGTGGCGCAGACTTATGGTGAGACATTACGAAAGGCGAACAATGCTGCAAAAGCTAAAGAAAACAAGTTGCGTGCTGATCTTGCCACTGGCACTCTCAGCCTGCGGATTCCTGTCAAAGCGCCCACCTGCCCAACCGTACAAGCCACCGGAGATGCCACCCCTGCCAGCGGAAGTGACAGCGGAGCAGCATCAGCCGAACTTGACCGACAGACTGCTGATGCTCTTATCGCCATCACCGCAGAAGGAGATGCCGCCATCCGCAAACTCAACACCTGCATCGAAACCTACGAAACCTTGAGGAACATGAAATGAATCTGTCAGCCAACTTCAGCCTGCACGAACTTACCAAGTCAGAGACAGCCCTACGCATGGGCTTTGACAATACGCCCGATGCGGAAACTACAGAGAACTTGCGACTGCTGTGCGAGAAGGTGCTGCAGCCGGTGCGCGACCACTACGGCAAGGGCGTGAAGGTCAATTCTGGATACCGCAGCCCTGAGTCCAACGCCGCCGTTGGTGGCAGCAAAACATCAGACCATTGCAAAGGCATGGCTGCCGACATCGAAATCCCCGGCGTGGCCAATGCCGAGCTTGCCCAGTGGATCATGGACAACCTTGAGTACACACAGCTCATCCTTGAGTTCTACACACCCGGCATCCCAGACAGCGGCTGGGTGCATGTGTCCTACGATCCAGCCAACCTTAAGAAGCAAGAGCTCACCGCCACCAAGGTGGCAGGCAAGACAACTTACCTGCCGGGCTTGGTAGCTTAACCCTGCGATGCGCCCAGTGCTTTGATGCGCTGGGTGTAGCTGGCCGTGTGCCGAATCCGCTTGACCATGTCAATGCGTGCGATGGTTTCTTCGTTGGCCACACGCAACTCCTTGAGCGCGGTCATGCGCTCACGCGCTGGCCGCTTGCCAGCTCTGGCTGTCTTGTCGGCCAAATCTTCGTATGCGTTAGCCCACTCATCCAAACTGATGTGCGTTGAGAAGGGCTCCTCTTTGCCGGGCACCATAAGGTAATAAGCAGTGAGCTGCATATTTTTAGCTTCTTCTTTGGCGGGTTCAGTAATCTCTGTCCAAACCTCTGGCATGAATTTACTTGCTGGCTCTGGCTCAACCGTGTCGGCCAATGCTGCCTCAATGATGACTGGATCGCTGGTGACTTCGGGTATGGCCACTGGCTCTGACTTGGCCACCAGATCCAAAGGGTTAGCTGGCTTGGCCACTGCCCGAGGCTTGGCTTCATCAGGGTAATCGGCTGCCTCTTCGGCACTGATCAAGCCCTTGAGTACATCGGGGAAGGCATCGCGCAGCGCAAACCCGCGAGCTCTCATTTGCATCATGCGCTTGGGGTAGGCAGACCATGGCCCCTGCTTGCCCCACAACCCAGCTCGCTTTGCGTCCTCCATAGAGAACTTGGCGATCACTGGTTTGCGGCCACGGCGCTTGGCCACACACACGGCCACCGGGTTGGGCGTGCCTTCGTTCTCAAAGTATTCTTCAACGTCTTCGCAGACCGCGCTGGCCTGCACCAGCGCCATCATCGCATCGCCGTAGACTGATGGCTTGCCGTTGATCACCGCGATGTTCTGCAGCGCCTGCATGGGTGCCAGACCCATTTCCATGCCCCATTGCACGCAGACCAGAATGTCTTGCGGCTTGCCTTGGTAAGCCTTTGGCACCATGTTGCTGCTGGACAACATTTCGCTGAAAGTGATGGCCTCGGTGAGGGTTGCTGGCGCAAAGCCTCGCTGGTTAGTTACTGTGAGAGCTGACATTTGTTTCCTCTTGAATGTACGTTTGCATGGTGGTGAAAATGAGATCGGTCATGGCATCAATGAATGCCTCTGCCTCGGTCTCGGTGCAGTAGCTGGCATCGAGCAAGGCCACGACAGCCTGCTCATATGCGTGCCTGATGGCTGGCCTGTCAGGCAGGTTCATGGCTGCAGCTCCTTGATGGTCAACGTGGACTGGCGAATGCTGTAGGCCTCCTTGGCTGCGACCAATCGCTCTGGCTGCGCTTTGTAGTTGCGCATTGGCCAAGAGATCACATACTGGCCAGCCCGGCCACGCTCGGCTTGGCCAAGTGCCTCCTTGATTTTTTTCTCTGCCTCATCGATGCCAGCTTCAGCAGCCCGGATGGCTGCCTTGTTGTTGACAATGGCCTGCGCGTAGTCGGCCACAGTCATGTCCAGCTCGATTTCCTCTTTGTTGGCAGCGGTCGGGTAGATCCTGTCCAGCTCCTTGCTGGTCTCAGGTGGATACCAATCAATAGCGCCAGACTCGCGGTAGGTTTGCAACTTGTGCTCGAAGGCCAGTACAGCTTTGATGATTTCCTTTTGGGTCTCATGGTGCGGTGCAAACAGGAAGACCCGCAGCTCGATGCCTTGGTACAGCACGCACACCGCGCCCCACTTGTGGCCAGTGATCAGCATCTGGCCTTGCAGCTGGATTGGGCCACGCGCAAGGTGGGGCACATCTTCGGGCATGGTCTTGGTCAGCTTGGCCTCGAGCACGCCGGGCCCATTGAGAATGATTGAGTCTTGGCCAACCACATAGATACCCTTGTCGGGGTCGGTGAAGATCTCTTGGCCAAGGCCAAAGCCAATGCCATCCAGCGAGCACGACAGGGCCACAGCGTTGTGGGTGTAGGCGTGGCCGATCTGTGTGTCGTACTCGGTAAGCCCCAAGCGCTTGGCCGCTTCAACCAGGATGACCGGCTCCAAGGTGTTGCCCCAGCCCATGGCTTCGTTGCCAATGTCGGGGCGCTCTTTGCCATCGATGGCGTTGATGCTGAACTGCAGCTCATCGTTGGGCGTGCTGTATTTGCTGAAGCCCATGAGTCCGGGTAAGCGTGATGCGCTCATTGCTTTGTCGTCGGTCAGTTTGCCGGCCATTTTTTACTCCTGAAGTTGATAAACGCGCACCACTCTGGCATGCGCTTGGGGGTGATTGGCCTCAACAAGGCCAACCTTGACGAACTGCTTGGTGCGGAAGACCGCGCCCAAAACAGATGGGTGGAGGTGCGCGGGGATCTGGATCCGCTCACGCACATCGTTGATGCTGACGCTGCCATGCTGGCGACAGACATCGGCTGCGACCGCCCGGCACCGGGCCAAGAAGTCGGCATCGCGCTGCTCAAACAGGTCGAGCTGCGCATCCCGGATGATCTGGCCAACCTTCATGTGAAGATGATCACGACCAGCGCAATTGCTGACACAACATACAACGCAAGGTCAGCTGCCAAGTGGTTGTCAGTGTCTTCCGGGCAAGGCGCTGGCAGCAAGGCACGCTGCAAGCGCAGCATGTCAGTGTCGGATTCTCTGGGCAGGGGTGGCTCATAGTGTGAGCTGATGACCACCTTGCCGGTGTCGATGGTTGCTTTAGGCATTGATTGGCTCCTTGAGGTTGAGTCGCTTGAGAAGGTTGGAAGCCTGTGTTGGGCCCCAGTTTGTGTTGCCACGGGGTGTGGCCACGCCGCGAGCCTCCAAGGCTGCAGCAATGTCGCGCATGGTGGCTGCGCCAGACCTGCGGATGATGTCTTGCACGACGGGGCCAACGCGGTCGGCATACCTGTCGGCCTTGGCTTGGATTTTGGCCACACCGATGGCTGATCCGATCTGGGGCGTGGGGCAGCCAAGGGTGCGGCCTTGTGCTTTGACCTGCGCCAGCGCTGCCTTGGTGCGGTCGCTGATCTTGCGTGCTTCCCACTCAGCGAAGACGGCCATCATCTGGAGGAAGGTGCGATCTGCCTCGGGCATGTCGGCGCAAACAAAGGGTACGCCGGACTCGAGCAGGCCAGAGATAAAGTGCACGTTACGGGCAAGGCGGTCGAGCTTGGCGATGACCAGCATGGACTTGGTGCGCTTGGCGGTGGCCAGAGCTGCGGCCAGCTGCTCGCGGTCGTTCTTGCGGCCAGACTCGACCTCGGTGTACTCGGCCACCAGCTCGGCGGTGCCAATGTGTTTGGCCACAGCAGCACGCTGGGCATCGAGGCCGAGGCCGGATTGGCCTTGGCGGTCGGTTGAAACGCGGTAGTAGGCGACGAATTTGCCGGTGTGGTGTGTCATGGTCATCCCCTTAAGCGGCAAAGGCCAGACGTTCCAAGTAGGCTTCTTTGCCAGCCACAAGGGTTCTTTGCGCCCATGCGTGGGCCAGACCAAACTGGTCGAACTCGGCAGCGATGCGGCCATCGATCCAAACCAGATAGTGGTTTTTGCGAAAGTACTCGACTTTGATAGTGAAGCCGGTAGACTTGCTGCGTAATGTGGTGGTCTTGGTTGTCATGTTGAACTCCTTGCGCTTCATCTGCGCGTTGAACATGTCGAGATTATGGCACGGTTTGTATATCGCTGTACAACCCCCAAAAGCCTCCAAAAACTAGGGACTTACCCTAATACAGCGATAAATCAGTCACTTAGGTGTTTTGTGCAATATCGGGAAGATATACACTTGCCTGATGAACACACCCAAACTCAAACCTTTCCTGATGCGCATGCGCCCGGCCACGCGGGAGCTGCTGGACAAGGCGGCTGCCGATCAACGGCGCAGCGTGTCTTCCCTGATTGACCAGTGCGTGCATGACCAGCTTGCGCCACGCTACGGCGAGCTCCAGCCCCGGCTGCAGCGCTTCCTGTCGGGAGTGCGCCAGCCATGACCCACAACGACGCAATCAAGCTGCTTGACCGTGTCAGGGACGGCGTGCAGTACCCGGCACCGGTGGTAAACGAGGCCTTGGCCATGACCGGAGACCAGCAGCACGCCGGCGACCTGCCCTGCCCTGAGATCACCGAGTTTGTGCAGGCGCTCAGACAGTCGGGTGCGCTATGACTGAGACTATATTGGCGCTGGATCTGGGCACCACCACAGGCTGGGCGTGCAGGCCCATGGACGGCAGCATTGTGCATGGCTGGGCCAGCTTCAAGCCGGGCCGCTACGAAGGCGGCGGCATGCGCTACCTGCGCTTTAAGCAGTGGCTCTCCGAACTCAAGGGCACGGTGGGCGGCGAGCTGCAGGCTGTCTACTTTGAGGAAGTCAGGCGGCATGCCAGCACCGACTCGGCGCATGTCTACGGTGGGCTGATGGCCACGCTGACAGCTTGGTGCGAGCACCACAGGATCCCGTACCAAGGCGTGCCGGTGGGCACGATCAAGAAGCACGCCACCGGCAAGGGCAACGCTGACAAGCTGGCCATGATCGAGGCCATGCGGCTGCTTGGCCATCCAGTCACAGATGACAACGAAGCAGACGCGCTGGCGCTGCTGCACTGGGCGCTGGAGGCCAACGCATGATGGCCCGGCGCTTGTTTGTCGGCCTGCTGCTGGGCTGGATCGGGTTGGCTGGGCTGCTGCCTGCCAAGCAGGTGCCGCTGACTGGTCAGCAATTGCAGGCCAAGGCCAAGCAGGCATCCAAGGAGAAGGTCTGCGCCAAGGCCAAGCGGCGCAAGAAGACGCTGGAGCTTTGCAAACAATGGGGACTGGCATGAGAGACCAAATCATGGCCCAAGTGCAGGCGCTTGAGCAGCAGATAGCAGACGTTCAGCAGCGGCTGGCCGAGATGAACGAGTGTCGCAATGACACGTTAGAAGAGGTTGCGCTGGCCATCGAGCGCATGCACTGCTTTGGCCAAGACACAATCGCATCCTTTGCAATTCACATCAGGGAGATGAAAAGATGACAAGCATCCTAATTTGCGTCTGTCTTATGTTGCTGGGCTCGCTGCTCACCCTGCTGGTGCTGTGGCTGATGCTGAAGTACTTGGAGCAGAAATGATGCACATTAGCTATGTCAAGCTGTTCCGCGATGACGAAGGCATCGTGCGGGACACACAAGAAGCCAACGGCGAGATCCGCAACTTCCAACACCAGATCGAGCTGCTGAAGGCTGCGCTTGAGCGCGAGATGAACACGGTGGCCGACCTGCGGGAGCTGCTGGACGCGGTCAGGCGCATTGCATTTGAACTTAACGAAGAGATATTGAAGGACGAAGATGCCAAGAGGTAAAAGCGATATTACAGGCGTAAACATACAGATTTACGCACGGGTGACTGCTGGCCAGCGTGAGGTATTTCATCAGCTTGGCGGTGCCAAGTGGCTGCGTAAGCAGCTTGCAGCAGAGATGGAGCGGCGCTGGCAGGCAGAGCATGCCGGGCTTGGCACAAGGATCATTAACCGTGTCCTTGGCCGATGAGCTCACCTGCCGAGCCTGCGGCAAAGTCCACCCAGATGCCAAGCTCATCACGCTGCCTGACGGCACGGTGGTGGGCAACTACAGCGAAGCCCACCGCGCCTACACCGAGGCCAAGTGGGTGCTTGACACGCTGCCTGTCACGGTCAACAAACGGCGCAAGTCAACCCCGCAGATTAGCAGGCGGGACTACATCTTGGCCGTGCAAGACAAGCGTGGCCAAGCTGCAGCCAATGAGCTGGCAGCCATGGTCACCAAGTTGTGGAAGGCATCCAAGTGAACGCGATGACTGAGCCGGTCAGCTTCACCTTGCCCAAGAAGCCGCGCATCCGAGAGAAGGATCCGCTGCCAGACCAGCGCAAGGTCTGCGTGCTGCCAATCCGGGCAGTCTTTGACCAGCGACTAACCCACGGTGCTCTGCATGTGTTAGCAGCGCTGTGCAGTTACTGCAACCGAGCTGGCATCACATGGGTGAGTCAGACAAGGCTGGCCAAGGAGCTCAACATCACCCAGCAAGCAGTCGCCAAGCAGTTCAAACAGCTCAGGGAGTACGGCTACCTTGAGACCATCCGCAAGGGGTTCAAAGGCGAGCGCACAGACACACTCAGGGTCATCTTCGACCCAAGCGTGGACGCAGCCACAGCCATGGCAGTCACCAGCACAGTCGAAGACACCCGGCCACCAGTCATCAAAAGGGAGCAAGCAATGGAAGCAGACAGACCAGATCCAGAGGGCCAGCGCAGAGTCGCCCAAGCAATCAGCAAAGTACTCAAGCAACCAACCAAGAGGATCAAGACCATGCCCAAGTCAGGCGAGACAGTCACCGTCAGGAACATGAAAGCAGCCATCAAGAAGGCTCAATCAAAGGGTCAGCAACCTGTGGACAACCTTGTTGACAACCATGCCCACAATCACAACCTAGAGGTTGTAAATGCAGAGATCGTCCATTCACAACCTAATCACAACCTACAGGTTGTAGATAACACAGAAGAACACAAGAGAGGTCTTCCTGTAGTAAGTAAACTTGTTACAAGTAAACATCTAAAAGAAGAAGACAACATGTTAGTTCTGAACAACCAAGATGTTGAACAACTTGTCAGCGACGGCATGTCTGCACAGCAGATCAGGGACGCGCTCGACACGCTGCTGCCACTGTACGCAGCCGAGGGGATCAAGCCCAGCGCAAGCGTCCTGATGGCAGGCATCCGGCAGTTGCAGGCAGATGCCAGATGATTGGATGCCTCTGCAAGCCACGGGAAGGCACCTACAAGCCACGATCACAGGCTGGTCTAGGCAAGGGTAGCCACCCAGCCTTCCAGCGCCTTGTAGGCCCTGTAATCCAGCGTGTACAACCAGCATATGAACGTATGGATTTTGTACAAGGCAGGGCAATCGAGAGGTGTCTGGCTGCTGGCGGCACGGCCTTCCTATATGCGCCAGCGTGCGCGCAGGCGATCCGCGCCCGACGACGCGCCCGGAACGCGACCCCTTGCCCCCCACCCCTCACGGTAGCGACCGGGGGTCTTCCAGAAATTTTCCCCATTTTTTCAACCTGTACGACAATCAACCAAAAGGAGTCATATGCAAGAAGATCGTGAAATCAAGCCTAGTGAAGGCAAGGCGTGGAAGAACGCTGACAAGACTGAGGCGTGGCACGGGGACTACAAGGGCACGTTTGTGATGCCTGATGGCACCAAGCACTTCTTGGACATCTACGTCAACAAGAAGCCTGATGGCGAGCCTTGGTTCAAGATCAAGGT